TGCGAAACGCTCTCCCCAAAACGGGGCAAAACGGACAAAACGAACCAAAAAAACGTGACTATAACAAAAGTTGACAGAGATTCACCTTTTTCCGCATTTATTCAATCGGGGGCTATGGAGTAATGGCCAAACGCAAGGGCAGCACAAAACCCAGGCTCAGTAACGCACCGCTCAAAGGAAAATCTCGCATAGATGAGGTCAAGCCGTGGCTGGAGTCAATCGGTCAAGAGCTGCTGCCGTGGCAAGAGCATGTTTTAACCGACATGCTTAAAGTAGACAAAGACAATAAATATATCCGTAAGACAAATATCCTTCTCATAGCTAGGCAGAATGGAAAGACCCACCTGGCACGCATACGCATCCTGGCGGGCTTGTTTCTTTTCGGTGAAATGAATATAGTTGCCATGTCGTCAAATCGTGCTATGGCTTTGGACACCTTTCGCAAAGTCTGTGACGTGATTGAAGCGACACCTCAACTAAATACGCAAGTTAAGCAAATCCGCGTGGCCAATGGCCAGGAATCTATTGAGCTTTTATCGGGAGCGAGATATGAGATAGTCGCGGCGACCAGAGATGGGTCACGTGGTAAGACCGCGGATTTGCTTTTCGTAGATGAATTACGCGAAGTGAGCGTTGAAGCCTGGACAGCTGCACGGCCTATTACTAGAGCTAGGCCGAATAGCCAAATCCTGCTGACAAGTAACGCCGGTGATGCGTTCAGTCAGGTATTAAACGATTTGCGTAATAGAGCCATGAGTTACCCGCCTAAGAGCATGGGTTATTGGGAGTATTCAGCCGAAGACTTCGCTCGCTTAGATGATAAAGATGCTTGGTATCAAGCCAACCCAGCATTGGGATATTTAGTAGACGAATCAGCTATTGAAGAAGCGATTGCAACAAGCTCAGTAGAGGCCAGTCGCACAGAGGTACTTTGCCAATGGGTAAGCGCGCTTAAATCGCCGTGGCCTTATCGCGCATTTGAAGAATTGACCGTTCAAGACCTACAAATCCTGCCAGGTAGACCTACCATATTTGGAATTGACATTTCGGTTACCAAACGCGATGGCAGCTTGGTCGCTGGGCAGATTATGGAAGATGGGCGCATGGCTGTTGGGGTTATCGCTCAATTTACCAGCGCTGGCCAGGTGGATGAGCTGAAAATGGCCGTGGAGATTAACGAATGGGCGCGCAAATACAGACCGCGCCTGATTTGCTTTGATAAGTACGCAACTATGACTGTGGCTGAGCGTTTGGCGCTAAGCGGCCACAAGATTCAGGATATGTCAGGCCAGGTGTTCTATCAGGCGTGCAGCGACCTGTTAGATGCGATAGTTCACCAGCGCCTCATTCATTCGGGGCAACAATCACTCGTTGACTCCATAAATAACTGCGCTGCGAAGGAAACAGATTACGGCTGGCGCATTGTGCGGCGTAAATCAGCCGGTGACGTGTCGGCAAGTATCGCTTTAGCTATGGTCGTACACCAGCTGAACAAACCACAGATAACACCAAAAATAATCGCGGTGTAAATGTCGGATTTGTCGGATATGTGTGGTATCCTATCCGCTAATGGGTTTCTTTGACCGTTTCCGACCTCAGAAGATTGAAGCGCAAAATGCGCCACAAATCATGTCTGAGAATTGGAACATAGCGCCATTCACCGTAGCTAATGTGCAACGTGGCGAGGCTATGTCTGTTCCGTCAATTGCAAGAGCCGCTTCACTAATTAAAGGCATTATTGCAAGTACGCCACTAGAACTTTATCGTGAATCTACCGGCGAAGAATTAACACCGCCAGCATGGGTTAAGCAACCATCACCAGCGCAGCCACGCGCCGTAACGATTGCATGGACTGTTGACTCACTTATTTTTTACGGTCAAGCGTTTTGGCAAGTCACTAGCGTTTCTGAATTAGATGGCAGACCATTAAGTTTTGAATGGATACCAAACACACGCGTTACATTCAACACAGACCTTTACACAGAATTTGTTACACAGTATTACGTCAACGGCAACCCAGTACCAATGTCAGGTTTGGGTTCTCTTGTCACTTTCCAATCTTTAGGCGATGAAGGCGTTTTGGTTCGCGGTGGTCGCACAATTCGCGCAGCTGTAGATTTGGAAAAGGCAACAGCTATGGCTGTGTCAACTCCAATGCCTACAGGAATTATCAAGAATAATGGCGCTGACATTTCAGAAGCCGAAGCGCTAGGAATTCTTAACGCATTTGAGAAGTCGCGTAAGAATCGCGCTACAGCTTATATGACTAGCACTCTTGATTACCAGGTAAGTCAGTTCTCACCAAAGGACATGACCTACAACGAATCTGCACAGTTTATGTCTACGCAGATTGCGCGCATGATGAATGTTCCGGCATGGTATTTGTCTGCTGAGATGAATAACAGCATGACTTATGCCAACGTTCTTGATGAGAGAAAACAGTTCGTGGATTTGTCGCTTCGCCCTTATTACTGTGCCATTGAGGACAGGCTTTCACTTGATGACATAACCCCACGTGGAAATATCGTGCGCTTTGCAATAGACGACACATTTTTGCGTTCAGATGCTATGAACCGTCTGAATGTAATTGAAAAGATGCTATCTCTAGGGCTTATCACAGTTGAACAGGCTATGGAGATGGAAGACCTTACACCGAACGGAAATACGAATGAAACTGACATTCTCTAGTGAGATTACGGCGGCTGACTCAGCTCGCCGCATTATCAGCGGAAAGATTGCACCAGTCGGTGAAGTCGGCCATACTTCCGCTGGAAAAGTTATTTTTGAGCGCGGGTCAATTCAAGTAGACGACCCAAAAAAGGTATTGTTCCTAGAGGAACATAATGACAAAGTGCGTCTTGGTCGCGCTCAATCTATTGAAGCTACAGACGATGGCTGGTATGGCACATTCAAACTAAGTGCTAGTAGCAAAGCTACGGATGCTCTCATAGAAGCAAGCGAAGGATTAAAGACGGGCATGTCAGTCGGAGTTGAGGTTATTGACTCCAAGCCAACCGGCGGCGTGATTCATGTATTGGCCGCAAAACTTGTAGAAGTTTCTCTTGTATCAAATCCGGCTTTTAAGTCGGCTGAAATTCAAGAGGTCGCAGCTTCCGAAACGGAAGAAGTGAAAGAAGAAGAAAACAAACCAACAGAAAGCGAGGCTGTCGTGGAGAATACTCCTGACACCGTAGCCGTAGCACCTGAGGTAGAAACCCCTGCGGTAGAAGCCTCAGCTCCTAAGGTTACAGCAGCTACACCGCGCGTTTACGCGCAGCCACGCGTTGCACCGATGACCAGCGCTCAGTACCTAGAAGCTAACATTAAGGCTTCTCTAGGTGATGACAACGCTCGCCAATTGGTACGCGCAGCAGATGATTCGACCAGCACAAATACTGGTCTAACTTTGGCACCACATCTAAACCAATTCCTCACCGATACATTCACAGGTCGCCCTGCGTTTGAAGCTGCAACACGCGCAGCACTTATCGAGTCCGGAATGTCATTCACCGTTCCACGTCTTTACACAAACGCTGGCACACCTAACACAGCGCCAACAGTTGCAGACACCAACGAAGGTGCAGCTCCATCTGAAACCGGCATGACTTCTGCTTATGACACAGTAACAGTTGAGAAATTCTCAGGTCTAAATCGAGTTTCATTCGAACTCATTGACCGCAGTTCTCCTGCGTTCATGGATTTGTTGATGATTGAACTTCGCAAGGCGTATGAGAAGGCAACTGACAACGCACTTATCGCAGCTTTCACAGCTAATGGAACAGCTGCAACTTCAACAGCAGCTACCGCAGCTGGTCTTCAATCATTTATCAGCACAGAAGCAGCAGCAGCCTACAAGGGAACTGGCGGCGACTTTGCAAATAAGCTAGTTGCATCTACTGACCAATGGGCAGCCATCTGTGGCTATGCAGATTCAACTGGCCGTGCGCTTTATTCTGCGGCTTCTCCAATGAACGCATCAGGCGCAGTTTCACCTACTTCTGTAGTTGGAAATGTTCTTGGTACTGACCTAATCGTTGACCACAATATCGCAGTAAGCGGAATTGTTGACGAGTCAGCGTTCCTTGTTGCACCTGGTTCGGTTTATGTTTGGGAATCCCCAACTACAAACCTCAGAGTTAACGTTTTGACCTCAGGCGAGGTTGAAATCAATCTCTATGGTTATCTTGCAATTTATATCGGCAAGAGCGGCAAGGGCGTACGCCGTTACAACCTAACCTGATAGGTAAGTAATCGAGTTACCCTGGCGCTTTTGCCCTGAGCGCCAGGGCTAACATTTAGAAAGGATAGAGATGGCAGCCACATACGTTACCGAAGCTGAGCTTCGCAGCGCGCTTGGTATTGGCAACCTCTATTCGTCTGCTGTAGTGGAAGATGCTTGCCAGGCAGCAGAGAACATTGTTAAGGGTAAACTAAATTTCAATCGTCAAGTCGCAATAGCGCATCAGAATACCGGAACAACCGGCACTATTTATTTTCAGTACCCGCACACATTTTATGTAGGCCAAACAGTAAACGTTGAGAATTGCGGCAGCCATTACAACGGCAATAAAACAATCACGGCTGCCGGTGAATACAGTATTAGTTTTACAACCGACCATCTGACCGATGCGCCAAAACATGACATTGTGCCTTACGGCTACGTTTACGGTGATGACTATATTTCGTACGAAACTTTGGATGAAGTACGCGAAGCCTCACTTATGATTGCAGTAGATATTTGGCAAGCTCGCCAAGCCAGTAACGCTGGCGGCATCTCACCTGACTTTCAGCCTTCGCCTTACCGCATGGGAAATACTTTAATGGCAAGAGTGCGCGGGCTGTTAGCTGACCATCTAGCTCCAGGCGGTCAAGTAGGGTGAGCGCAATAACGACCCTGCGGGGAACAATCGCGACTGCACTAGTGGACAATAACGTGTGGCAGGTCTTTAGTTTTCCCCCAGCCACGCCGTTAGCCAACTCAATCATTGTGCAACCAGGTGACCCATACATTGAGCCGTCAAATGACCATTACGCAACTGTAAAACCAAAGGTCAATTTCAAACTAGTGGTTCTAGCGCCTATGTTTGACAATCAAGGCAACCTAACCAACATTGAAGATTTCTACCTCAAAATAGTTCAGAAGCTAGAGGCATCCGCAATCGCATATTCGATTGGGAACTTTAGCGCCCCAGCAGTCTTGACCGCCACAGCAGGTGACCTGCTCAGCGGTGAAGTCCAAATCAGCGTTCTCTCAGATTGGAGTTAGTCATGACTGATAACAAAGAGCGCGATGCTTTCTTGAAGAAAATCGGTCAAGTAAAGCCAATCGCAGAAACACCGAAACCCAAACCAACCGCAAAGAAAGATGAGGAATAGTCAATGGCTATTACTTTGAATAATAAGGTCGGACTGAAAATTAACTCGGTTGATTTGTCCGACCATGTGACCTCTGTCACACTCAATCAGGCATTTGATGAGCTTGAAGTAACCGCGATGGGCGATACTTCTCACAAGTTCGTTAAGGGCTTAGAGTCTGCAACCCTTACCGTTTCCTTCCTAAATGACCAGGGCGCTAACAGCGTTCTTGATACATTGTCAGATGCTTTTGGTACAACTGTTGGCTGGAAATTAGTTCAGGATGCAAGTTCACCTGTAACAATTTCAGCTACCAATAAATTGTGGACTGGTGATTTGTTGGTCAACAACCTAACACCTATTAACGGCGCGACAGGCGACATGGCGACTATGGACATTACCTTTACGGTAAACTCCCCAGTCACCGTAGCTGACAGCGGCACGTTCTAGTTTAAGAAAAGGGGCAACATGGCAAGTTTGAAAATCACAAGGGCAGACGGAACAGTTACTACACATGAAGTAACTCCCGCCGTGGAGTATGCGTTTGAGCAGCAGTTCCGCAAAGGCTTTCATAAAGCCTTCCGCGAGGATGAAAAGCAAGAACACATTTACTGGCTTGCCTGGGAGTGCTTGCGCCGGTCTGATGCACCGGATGTCAAGCCCTTCGGTCTACCATTCCT